AGACTAAAAAAAGAAAAGAATACTTTGTACATTTCAAATTTTTACCAGGATTAGGTTTTTATGGCTTTGGATTAACTCACATGATTGGTGGATTAAGCAGAACAGCTACACAATCTTTAAGACAATTACTAGATGCAGGAACATTATCGAATTTACCTGCAGGATTTAAGTCTAGAGGTATAAGAATTAGAGATGATGACCAGCCATTTCAACCAGGAGAGTTTAGAGATGTCGATGCACCTGGTGGAAATATCAAAGATCAGTTCCAAATTTTACCATTTAAAGAACCATCAGCTACATTATACCAATTAATGGGCTTTGTTGTACAAGCAGGACAGAAATTTGCAGCGATTACCAACATGGATACCGGTAATGACATGCAAAATAGAGCTGTAGGTACGACTGTTTCGTTATTAGAACGTGGTTCGAGAGTCATGAGTGCTATTCACAAGCGATGTTACTACTCAATGAGAAGAGAATTTAGACTTTTAGCTAAAGTTTTTGGCACATACTTACCACCAATCTACCCATATTCAGTATATGGTGCAGATCAAGCAGTCAAACAAACTGATTTTGACGATAGAGTTGATGTAATTCCAGTTGCAGACCCAAATATCATGAGTATGGCTCAAAGAGTAACGTTAGCTAACGAGAATTTAAAGATTGCAATGTCAAATCCGATGATGCACAACTTGAGAGAGGCATATCGAAGAGTATATGAAGCATTGGGGACTCAAGATATCGACCAATTGCTAATTCCACAAGAAAGACCAATGCCAAAAGACCCTGCAACCGAGAATATGGAAGCGATTATGCAAAAACCACTAAAAGCTTTTCCAACTCAAGACCATCAAGCACATATTGCAGCGCATAGAGCATTTATGTCTACAAGAATGGTGCAGATTAACCCACAAGTTTATGCAGCATTACAATCTCACATCTCTGAGCACGTTTCTATGTTAGCTCAAGGTGAAGTAGGTGCTCAAATACAAAATGATCCTATGATGCAACAGATGTTACAGTCTGATCCACAAGGAGCAGAGATAAAAATAGCATCTATGATAGCAAACAGAGTTGCTCAATTAACAATGGAGCTTGCACAATCTGAAGCTATGGGTCAACAACAAGATCCACTAGTTGCATTAAAGCAAAGAGAGCTAGATTTAAGAGCAATGGATTTACAACGTAAGTCTGAAGAGAGTATGATGAACATGGAAATAAAAGAAAACGAAATTGATGAGAAGTTAGATATTGAGAAGATGAAATTAGAAAACAATGAAGACCAAGCAGCAGAGAGAATTAGAATTGCTGAAGAGAAATTAGAAATAGCAAGAGCCAAAAATAGAGGAGCTAAAAAATAATGTCATGGAAGGTATTCTAACATTAAACCCAAATGCTCCAGAACGAGATATAGATCAATTAAAAAAACCTGGTTACATCGAAGCTCCTTTAGGTGGAGGAATTGCTTTTGGTTTAATGAGTCTTTTAGATAAACTCGAAAACAAAAAAAATAACGTTCCTAAAAAAACTGAGGAAGAAGAAAAGCCACCTAAACAAGAACCCCCAGAAGAACCTGATCCTTTACCAGAAGCCACTGAACAAGTTATTCAAGCTAAAGAAATAATAGATGAAAAAATTAAATCAAAAGAAACAGAAAAAGAAAAGAAAAAACTAGATGATTACTTTGATGGTCTTGAAGACCTTTATGATAATGAATGGTACGGGTCAAATAGAAATATGTTAGATTTTTTCGGTAATCAAGACCCAGAAGATGTACCCTATATTTATGAACAAAATGTTTTTCAAGATTATGGGATGACAAAACCTATTCACGAACTTTTTGAAAACGAATACCAAGGGGGTGTTGGAGATTTAGGAAATGCAGATGCTGCTAAAGTTATGGCAGGTCAGGGATTTTATACATTAGGAGAATTTAGTGCTCCAGAATATTATGCAGAATATCAAGATAAATTAATTGAATACACAAGAGAAAAGCTCGGTGATAGATTTAATGGATATAGATTAACAAGAAAAAGTGAAATGGATAAATTGTTAAATCCAACAGATGATCCAGAAGATGAAGAATTTAGAGCAAAAGCAAAAAGTTTTTCTTTAGACAAATCTACTGCACTTGGGTTTCAATATATGTGGAATGATTTTTTTACAAAAAAAGATGGTTCTCCAAGAGATGACTTAGTCTTAATAGAGTCTCCAATTGACGTAGAGTCTTTGATTATGAGAGGTAAAGATAATGAAAAAGAAGTAGTAGTATCTGGATCATATCTATATCCAAATATGATGAATTTTTATGATAGAAAAGGTAAACTTTTAAAAGCAGCAACAGAAGGACCTTTGGCAAAAGCTAAAGAAACTCCTAAAATTAAAAAAGCTATGGGAGGGTTTATTGACAAGCCTTTAGTAACTGATTACCATGAATTTATTGATGTTTAAAATAAAATTAAAAAAATATAAAAAATTTATAACAAAATACAAACCTTATAAAAAGTTTGGAGAAAAATAATGCCACTTACTGCTAAAGGTAAAAAATTAAAGAAAAAATTTGAAAAACAGTATGGTAAGAAAAAAGGCCAGTCTGTTTTTTATGCTATGGAAAATTCTGGAAAGCTTAAAAAAGTTGTAAAAGCTAGAGGCGGTATGGACGCTTCTCAATCAGACTTTGGAGGAGGTTCTAAATCATCAGGTGGTGGACAAGGAAGAGATAGAGATTTTCAACAACGTGGAATGAGTAAAGCTGATTATGCAAAGTCTACGCAGACTCAAAATTTTGGTGGAAGACAAAGTAAAATAGGACCAGTAGTCAAAGATGTCCCTTTTAAAAAACCATTAAGTGCTACTCAAAGTTTGATGTTAGGCTTAGAAGTTCCTTTTTTAGGAACAGCAATTAATTTTGGAGCTAAACAACAGTATAAAAGCAGACAAAAGTTTGCAAAAAAAGAAGGGTTGTATAGAGACGTTTATAAAACTACTGGTAAAGTTTTACAGCCTAATGCTCCAACTGGTAAAGATTATTTAAAGAGTGCAGGATTTGGTAAAAGCAAAGTAGCTCCATTTGTTGGAGGAAATGATAATAATAATACTATTCCTATAATCCCTGTTTCAACAACAAAACCTGTTGATGAAAATTTAGTTAAACCAAAAGATAATTTTTTTAATTTCGTAGCTTATAAAGTTGGGGGATTATCTGGTGGAGTGAGATATGGTCCACCACCAAAAAGAGGACCCAACTCTCAAGTGCCTCCGGTTAAAATGAAAAAAGGTGGGTATAAAAAATAATGTTTCCTTGGAGTTTAATTGGCACGGCATTAAAGACTGGTGCAGAGATTTATAAGAATAAAAAGAAATCTGAAATCATTATGTCTGAAGCACAAATCGTCCATGCTGAAAAGATGAAACGAGGAGAGATTGAGTACACTGGTCAGATTGCTAAAAATCAAAAAGGCGACTGGAAAGACGAATTTATTTTATTAGTACTCTCAAGTCCTTTGTTTTTGCTTGCGTATTCTGTTTTTGCAGAAGATGAAGAGATTGGACAAAAATTAGATTTATATTTTGAAAAATTACAAACCATGCCTTGGTGGATAATTTCACTTTGGGTAGCCGTAGTGGGAGCCGTGTACGGAATTAAAGCTTCAGAATTAAAACATCTTGGTGGTAAAAAATAATGTTTAAGTGGATTAAAAATCTATTTACTAGAAAACCTAAAAAAGATCCTCATTTAGAATTATATGAAGATATAGATTATTCTAAGTTAACCAAAGGTGACCTTAAAAAATTAAAAGCACAAGGTAAAATTAAATCTATTTACAAACCTTATATTTAATTGTAAAAGCCTTGAATGATTCAAGGTGATAGTGTCGAATATGAAATCCTAAAAGAAGCTTGCGAAAGTTTAACAAATAATAATTTACTTACTTGTGAAATAGGTGTTAGACAAGGTGCAGGAACTAAATTAATTTTAGATACATTAAAAAATAAAAACCATTGGCATATTGGAATAGATCCATATGGTAATTTAAACTACGAACATTATGATAATTCTGGAGCTTATATCTGTGATTATACAAACAGTATGAAGCTACAATTAATTAAAGATATCGATTACGAAAATTTTACATTGTTCCCGATGGGAGATGATGAATTTATGAAACGATTTCATGATGGTGTTCCAATTTATAGAAATAAAAAAGAATTAATAAATAAATATGATTTAGTTCACTTTGATGGACCCCACAAAACATATGATGTAATCAAAGAAGCAATGTTCTTTGCAGAAAGATCCCATGCAGGAACCGTGTTTATTTTTGATGATTATCCAAAATATAACATGGATTTAATACTTAAAATTATAGTAAATGAGTTTGGTTTTATGCTATTAAAACAAGGTAAAAACAAAATATCTTTAAAGAGAAATTAATGTTAGATCCCTATACTTCAGATAAAATTAAAAACGTAATTAAGAGGCAGATTGAAGACACTAAGTCTCACATTTGCTATGGGGTTGATTCCATAGAGAATTTACAGTATGCTAGGGGCAGACTCAGCGCACTTGAAGCGCTGCTTCAGGATATTAAAAACC